TTAGTTAGACCCATACTTCTTATGATATCTATAAAGAATGGTCATTAATTGCTCACGACTCAATGGGTCCCTTGGGGTGTTTCCATCTGTCAGCTTCTCTCTAATAGCCCATTGCCACGCTTCTACCGCCCAGGATGAAACCGCTTGTTCTTGTGCAGCTTGTCCTATTTGTTCATTTAACCTATTTCTTACTTGAACCTTGAAGCTTTCCCATGCGTTCCATGTTCCTTCTCCATACATCAGGCGAGGACAAACTTTTTTTGACCAATCCCAATGCCGTCGAAGACGCTCTATTCCCCAGCCTCTTTCTTTCAGCATCTTGGCTACTAATTGAACCGCATGTTCAATGTTTTTGGTATAGTCACCACTCTCGCAAATTTCAATGCTAATCGATTTCATGTTTCCATCCCCTCTTCCATCACCAGCATGCCATGCCACTTCATGAAGAGGAATACATTCGATTGCCTCCTGCGCATCTACTACAATATGAAAAGAGGCTTGACGCTGATTTGTTGGATTCGTCAGCCAGCCTCTCTCATTTCTAGCTGTAGAACGAGGATTTCCTGTGTTATGAATGGTAATCGTCGTGGGATTCATCCCGATTCCAGATCTTCTCTTATTGGGAGTGTTTAGAGGGATATGATCAACAATGTATTTCATTGTTGATCCCCTTTCCCTCTCAGCACTTGGACAGCATTCTTCACTGCTGGTGGAATCGGAACTCCGATTCTCCCAGCATTTTCTGTAATGCTTAATAATTCATTCGCCAAATAAAAAAAGATAGCTGCATCTCGAATGAAATGACTATCTCCCAATGTTGAATCAATCACATGAGCCACCGCCACGATGGCAAATATTCCGATTTTTTTAGCGACACCCTTGTATCCTACCATGCTGTTTAGTGCTCCCTCAATCCAGCTAGCAAGTATCCCCGATAAATAGTCTATGATCACAAAGAACAGCAAGGCATTCAACAAACCATTCCACCCCCCAAATAAAAAGCTGAGTACACTCCCCATAAACATTATGATGATTTTAAATATGTTTTCCACTTGTTCACCATCTCTCTAACAAAAAATTTACATCTAAGGTTTCTTTAACATTTGTTTGACATCCGCTTTCCAACGCTGTGGCACATCATTAAGTGTTTTTAAACCTTTTCTAATTAGATCAAAATAGATTTTAGCCACTTTGACCACCTCCTGCAAGTAGTTCAGCTAGTTCTGCAATCGCTAGCTGTATTTCTATTTTTTCGATCTTATATGATTCTTCCATTTCTGTTATTGCATGCTTTAATTCCTCATTTTCTCTTCTGAATTCTTCGAGTTTCTCTTCTTTTGTTTTGTGATCCGGGTCCTTGGCAACATTAAATCCAGTTGGCGTGACATCAACTTTCCACATCAAATGTCACCTCGCCATTTCTGATGTTTTCATTTACTGTACGTACTGTGTAGGTTCCTGATTCAGCTTCAAAATTTATTGTTGCTACCCCATCTGATGGAGTTGCCTCAACCGTTTGCCTCTCGAATTCAAATTTAATTGGATCGGAAAAAGCAGGAACAGGGTTGCCCAAGTAGTCGTAAACTCTAGCTGTTACTTGTCCATTTGCGTAAGAAAGGCTAATGTGTTTATCCATATCGTAAAATTCTACTATAGATGAGGAGTTCGTCTGTCTAACTCTATAGATATAAAGAGAGGATTCGTTTTCTGTTAGATCGAAGTTTAGTCTCTTATATTCCATCACGTTTTGATTCCTCCTCTATAATAATATCCAAATGAAAGTGCAGAACTTGATGCAGTGTTTTCGATTTCCATCTTTATACTATGTTTGAAAAAGATAGGCTGTGTTGCAATAATTACCCCATGCTGTGCTCCAGTTATACTTCCAGGAGTATAAGGCAGAGGCATCAAATATGGATATTCTCTCCTACTTGGAATATTCGAACCTCCATTAGAATTCCCATGCCTTAAACTTAAAAATGAACTATAAAATACGTTATCTGGCTGAGGTACGAGGAAGCCTCCAGTAACTAAATCCATTGTTGTAACTCCATCAACCGTCATGATCAATCTAGCTTGCGTCCCTCCTCCACATGAGTAAGTAGAAATATATCCCTCTCCATCTACTTCTAATAAAGTCATTCTTGCTTGCGGAACCATACTTGACGTAACAGCTTCCTTCGTCAGTATTGTATACTCGCTCCAATCCGTTCCCCCTCTTCCTTCTTCAGCAAAAATCATACCTAATACATCCAACTAAGCCACCTCCTTAGTAACGGAATTAATAGATAAGTTTGCATCACGCTCTATTGTATAAGTGATTCTTTTTCCGTTAGCAACTATTTCAACCTTTGAAATTTTTCTCATGATTCCTCGCTCTATAGAGATGGTTGCCACAGTGTTTGCTCCATCTCTAACCAACACTGTTTCAATTTTTCCGTAGGCATTTCTGATTATACTCACGTTCCTCGTATCAACATTAAGCAACAATGACTTTATCTCAGTAATATCACTGTCCTCTTCACCAAGCACATCCTTCACAGCTCCCTCATACTGTGTCTGCATATGATTAAGCCTGTTCGCAGATATCCCTGGTGCTTGCCCATTTACAAAAGTAATTGGATCATATGGCATCTTATTACCTCCTGCTCAAAGTATCCGTTCGAACAAACTGGATACTTTCTAAATTTGTTTTGTCACGATTCCAGAGAATCCGGCTAATCATGATTCCCGAGTTCGCCTCGTCAGTCGCTGGACCAGCAAAAATACCTATCTCCCGAATTGAAAAGACTGCTTCGTTATCCAAAACGATGGCAGTTGATTGAGTTTTGCCAATTCCAGTAGGTTTTTGATCCACAAAAACGGTTCTAAATCGTTCATTTCCCAGTTGAGTCTGGTTATCTTCAAGAGGGAGATCGGAATCCCCCAGTGCAAAATACTTCAGCTGCAAGTCATTTCTTTCTCCCAGAAAAGCATCTCGGATCATATTTAGACCTGCATCTGTAATTCGGTTCTTAAGCTGTTCATGTGAACGTGTCCCGTCTTTGTAGATCGTCATAATTTCATACTCGCCTAACCAGCCATTTCTTTCTCTATTCTTCATTTCATCCCTCCTAACAAGGCAGTACCTGCTCACTAGGAAATAAGCTGTCACTTGGAACATGGCAAGCATAGACCGTTCCTTCCGCTTCTTCTACCCATGCTTGCTGCTCAAGTGTTGTATTCAGCAGAACCAATACCTCGTTTTCTCTAATAACCAGCTTCTTATTTTCATTTAATAATGATTTGAAAAATTGCTCCCATCCCCCTAGAGCGGAGCCATCAAGGCATTTTATATTATATTGTGTCAACCCTTTATCATCTCTGGCTGTCACTGATTCAATAAGAAAAGAATCCTCTAGATTATGCTGATGATGGTGAATCGAAAGCAATTGTCCTGCCTTCAGTCCGCCATGATAGGTAGAAAAGGTAATAATTCGCGGGATCATCCCATACTTATCTAGCTTCCCTGTGGCAAAATCAAAAGCAGAAGCTCTCGTATCTAGCTTCTGCTCTTCAATGACGTCCTCGTAAACGCCTGTTCCACCTTCTAGCTCTTTTCGTTTGGCTATTTCCTCAGGATTTTCAGCGACAACTAAAATAGGGTATAACCCTCTATAGGAAATTTCTAAAACTTGATTATTGAGCGGTTCTTCACTGTTATCCTGTGTGATCGTATTGGAATTATAGGAGAAGTAAAACTTTTTGTTTTGATCTACTCCATTAGCTCCAATATCCTCAGGATCAACCTCCACACCATCTATAAAGATTCTAGGCTTCTTCGCTACAGGCAGACGTAAAATAAAGGTTTGAGATACTCCATCAGGACGCGGAGTAGGTTTTTCTAATGGAATTTCACCAGTAATATCTAATCCAGCTCTAACATACTGTCTGTTTCGATATTGACCTCTCGTTTTTTTCACCTGCAATCCTTTATAGTTAAAGGAGGTATCACTCAGGGAATAGGGCGCTTGATAGGTTTCTCTACTAAAAAAATGAAGCTTTTTCTCGTGATCAATGAACCAATTATACCCTGTGATTTCAGATAGATAATTCATAGCGACATTCCCGTTATCATAGTTAAAAACAGCCTTAGAGATCAATGGACCATCCTGGATGGTGCCTTCCGTAATTCCTTCTTCATGGAAAAAGCCATAGATGATAGACTTCACCATGTCACCAGCCAGCCTATTCTCAAAAGCTGTGAATACCACTCGCTTGTCAATCAATTGCGAATAGTCGACACAGGATACAGCAACATATCGATCACCATCACCATACTCCGTTGTACTCTCAATGCTCCCTGCAAAAATGATAGCCTGATGGTCAAGAACGGTCACCTCCATCCCTACTGTCAGCTCCATTTTGGGTTCATATACAGTAAAACTGCAAGTCGTTCGTTCATTAATTCGATCATTGATGGAGAGCGAGTTTTTGAGTACTGTGACAGGCTGATCGTTAATATAATAGGTCCGATTGCTGTGTATCATTTTCTCACTCCCATTTCAAAACGCTCCATGATTCGATCCATTAAGCGGTCTACTCCATAATCATCCATGATCATAGCTCCTTCAAAGGCTCCTCTATCAATAACAACTGATGGGCTTGCTACGGCTCCTCCACTCATCTGAGGTTTCATAGAACCAATCGTAGCATTCATCACATGCTCTACCTCTGGTTTCATAGATTTCACACCATCTAGGAAGCCATCTATCATATTGGCTCCCCATTCGACAATATGACGCCCCTCTCCTTTTTCAGCCGGAGAGTTAAAACCGATATACTGCTTTGCTTGATTAATAACTTCACCAACAGCATCTGCCACTCTCGAAGCCATTGCCTTGATCCCATCAATAAAGCCTTGAATCATATTTTTTCCCCATTGCACAGCGTCATCCTTAAGCCTTGTGAACCATCCGGCAATCATCTCACCTACGGTAGAAAAAGCAACAAGAATCGGTCCTACAAATACGAGGATTAGACCAACTATTGCCTCCCACATTCCATTCCAGATACTCAATAACCCTTTTCCTAGCTTATCCAGATCCCCTGTAATTAAAGAGCAAACGGAAGAGATGATCCCTTGAACAATTTTCAAGGCTCCTTGAATAGTTAATTTTATTCCTTCAAAGACCACTCTTGTCGCATTCATAATGAACTCACCAAATAGATCCCACGTCAATTTAGCAAGTGTCACGAAATTTTCAATAATTGAGCCAATAGCTTCGAATACACTGATGAAAATTTCTTGAAACAACGGCATTTGTGCCATAGCCCAATCAAATATTTCCTTAAAAATAGGCAGAAGGTGCTCCTGAAATACTCCTACAGCCTGCTGCACAATCTGCGAAATAAAGTCAAATACTTGTGTAACTACCTGTTCTATCTGAGGCATATTCTCCACAACCCAAGCTAAGAGCTGAGAGAAGATAGGCAATACATACTCCTGCAAAATACTAGCAACTTGATTAACCACGATAGCGATATAATCAAAAGCTTTACCAATAAGCTCCTGAATTTGGGGCATATTCTCTAAAACCCAATCTAATAGGCTCTGTAAGATAGGTAGAAAGGCGGTTCCAAGCTTCAACATGACGGCTTCTACTGCCATTTGTACCTGATCAAAGGCTTCAGCAAATTGAAGATTCGCCGCAATGGCATCTTCAGACATCACGAGCCCTAGCTCATGTGCTTTTTGACTTAATTGATCCAAGCCTTCTGTTCCCTGATCAAACAAAGGAAAAAGCTCATTGGCACTATCCCCAAACAATTCGAAGGCAAGAGCATTTCGCTCCACTTCATTTTCCATTCCAGCTAGGTGTTGAACCGCTTCATCCCACACCTGCCCTGCTGTTTTCATGCTTCCGTTGCCATCATCTAAGGATATTTGCATCTCTTTAAAAATAGAGCTAGCTTTTGAGGTTTCATCACTCGCTGCATTCATGACCATTTTCAGATTATCTGTCGATCCTTGCACAGCATCAAAATCTACTTGCACCTGACTGGTCACAAATTTTAGCTCCTGTAGCCGTTCCCTAGATATGCTAGTACTTTGGCTCATCTTATCTATATCACTCGCTGCTTGAGAGCTCTTTTGAGCGAGCTCAAACATCGTTTGCCCAGCGCTAACCACAGCAGTTCCTAGTTGAACAGCCATCCCTGCTGCTGCCGTCATGAATCCTAATGCCTTACCCCCAACTCCTGCTAAACCAGAACCAAAATTGGATGCGCTTGAGATCAATTCCCCTAGCTTCGATTTCGTTCCATCGGTCTTCTGATTGATCTCATCTAAGCTTTTGGTGACCGCTTTGTTATTAATAGACAAAGAGCCGAAGAGTTGAATTAAATTGACTAAACCCATCGCATGATTGCCAAAATTGGCTAAACTAACTCCAAACTTTGCTGCTTTGGAGATTACAGCGTCTAGCTTCGATTTTGTACCTTCTGCTTTCTGGTTAACGTCATCTAAGTTTTTTTTCGCCTCCTTATTATCGATAAAAATCGATCCAACCAGTGAAAAAAGTTTCAATTCTCTCACCACCTCTCTTTTAAAAAATAAAAAGCACTCATGAAGAGCGCTTTTTCATCATCTTTAATATCGACTCGGCATCCTGTAAGATTTCTTCTTCAGAACGTCGATCTCGATCTCCCTTCTTCTTCGGTTTCAATTTTTCATAGTAAGCAGGGAACGATATAAAATTGCTCTGATCCATCCCTTGTATTTCAACAAGCCATCTTTCCCAAGCTTTTTCTTCGCTTCTCTTTTCGAACGCTCGAACGACCAAATCAATACCTATATCTAGAGGTAAAGACATAATAAAAGAGATATCAGAATACCTGTGAAGCAGGAGATCCAATACCTCTATTTCATCGATTTGGAGACAACTTTCAAAAAACTTTGTAGCCCTGGAATTTCACTGAACTCTTTGATCACTTCAGCTGTTTGTTCTAAGTCAAGCTGCTTAAATTCTTCCATACTCATTTCTTTTAAATCCGCTAAGAAAGCAGTAACCTCTTCCTCTGCATCTCCTAAATTCTCTAAAAATTTCATAATAATATCTAAGCCTACTGATTCTTGCGAAGAATCTTCTAAAATTTCAGGTCGAATCTTCATTTTCTTCAAAATACGCGAAACCTTAAATACATCTGGAAATGTTAGTTTACGCATTATTCACTGTCCTCCTTAGGCCAGTAAATTTTGAATGGCGCTTGACCTAATTCTACATTGTTCTGATCATAATGACCCATGAATTTAATTGGTACAACTGCCTCTGCGGCATCTTCCGTCTTCAGCTTAAGTCCTTCCATACTGATCGCATTTTCAATCACAATCACGACTGGCTTACCTGATCCACTTAAACGTCCTACAAAGGCAATATTATCTAGATAATCATCTAGCTCAATTTTTCCCTTTGATGTAATAATGTCATACGCTGTACTTGAATCTGTATCCACTTGAGCTCCTGCAATAGCCAAAGCAATATTTCTTGCTGTAAGCTCTTTAAGGTTCACGGTTAATGTAGGCTCCTCTGCATCAATGACAGTGTTTCCCTTGCCTCTTCCTTTTAAGCCATCCACCTCAATAGCACGAGTCAACTGAGCAATTTCTAGCTCATTCCCCCACTTGTTGCCCCTAACAGCTCTCCAGCAAAATCATCTGTTGCTTCATTGTATTGAAGATTCATATAAATAGCACCTGCATCTAATAAATAACGTTTAGAACTATTTGCCGTATATCCTGTCGTTTGTAAAGTCATTTCTTCATCTCTCCTTCATCTTCACATGTTTTTTATTTTAAAAGTTGCAAATAAAAAATCCTTCTCCGTCACTTTCGTTACCGCCTCCTTCCACAAGTCAAAACAATGCATCTCTCATGCTTTCACCCCCATTCAAGCCTTCATCCTGTGCCTTCGAAAGCAGTTTCAGTTTTGCCTAGTTTAGAGCCATACGACAGGGCAAGATCATAGCCTTTCCGCATTTTTTCTCACGAAAAAACCGCCCAACAAAGTGGCCGGTTACGTCAGTGAATCGATTGATTTTTATTTGCTAACCTAAGTATATCTTTTATTTATTTCTTTTGCATTTATTCAGACCTTTCGGACATTATGGACATGTCTGACGTTCGAGCATCTTATCGACCATGTCGTTCTTCAAGCGCTGAATATGCCGAGTCGAAAGCCCCATATGCTTCGCGATAGCTGTAAAACTTAAACCATCAAGAATACATTCTAAAATGGTCTTTTCTCTTTCATCTGTAATCAATTCTACACGTTCCTGAATAAAAAGAACTTTTTTTTCGAGCTTGTCCAATCTCTTCCACTTACGTTCTCTTCTCGCCACTTCCTGACCTACAGAGTCGGTATACATTCCTTTTCCTTTAGGCAGTGCACTCTCTAGCCCATACTTTTGTACCATTCTTTCCCCGGCATCTCCTAAGTTTTCCTTCAAACGGCTGATTTCTCTAATCATCCACGGATAATCTCTCAAAGCCAATTCAAATTCTTCTCTCTCCATGCTCTCACCTCTTCTCTTTAGTAAAGCCGTTTTCCTTGACACACCTTAAAAACGGACAGACTTGACGATGAACCAACCACACACAGCCTTGACAATGATCATTGATTACTTTTTTCTTCATTTCTTATCCCTCCAAAATAAAAGAACACCAACGAACAGCCATGGCATGCTGTCAATTGGTGTCCTGCGGTTTTCGCTCAGACAACTTATATTTTTGTACTTATTTTTGTTTCCACTCGATCCACTTTTCCGGCAAAAGATATAATCTCTGTTGTTCCGTAATTTGGTAGGTCAATCAATATCACTTTGCCATCTTTCACTAGATACATACGATGATTTTCTAATGCATCAATCTCAACTTTTGACGTATTTGGATTTACTTTTACCTCTGTAACCATCATATCCTTCTCTCCTTTTCTCTAAGGGTGATGCAGGTTTCCAAACCCAACTTTTCGTTGTTAAAACCATTATACCCAACATTTAATTGTTTGTATAGTGTTTTTCTCTAACTTTTTGTTGTTTTTCAGTATTCTTGTTTCAATACCCAACAAATTGTTGTATACTAATAGTAGCAATATTGAATGAGGTGCTCTCATGGAAAAGCTAAAAGAAAGATTACGACAACTTAGAAAAAGTAATCATCTAACACAAAAAGAAATTGCCACATTTTTAGGTATTTCTGAAAGTGCGTACGGGTATTACGAACAGGGTCGAAACGAACCATCCATTGAGACATTAAAGAAATTAGCGGATAAATATAACGTTTCTTTCTCTTATATCTCTGGGGAATCAGATGATCCTAACGCTTCCTCTATCTTTCCAGAATATTTAAATGATCCTGAAATCAACATCTTTTTCAAAGACTATCTATCTGCACCACAGGAAAAGCAAGAAGAGTTAAGACGGTTTTGGGAGTTTATTAAAAACCAAGAAAAAAATCGTATGCCTGGGGATAAGCAAGGTGAATAGTTATTCTTCAGTGAAAATCTGCCCATCATGGGCTTTTCTTTTCACCACAAAAGAGAACATATATTCTCATTAAAGGAGGCTACCATTCATCATGTTCCATTACAACACAACACTTTTAGAAGATTATATACAGAATTTATACCAAGAGCTCGGTATTCACTCCCCTTGTCAGATCGATATGTATGATATTGCAGAGAAATTAAATATCTGGATCTATTTTATGGATATGGGAAGTAAGGCTATTTACCGAGGAGAGATGAAAAGCATGCTCATTGACCAACGCCTCTCCCCACCAGAGCAATGGCAAGATTTTGGTCATGAGCTATGTCATTTGATCAGACAAGCTGGTGTACAGACTTATATGCCTGAAAGTATTTTGTATTTCCAAGAAACGAAAGCAGATCATTTTATGTATGAATTTTGTGTCCCCTCGTTTATGTTGATCGATTGTTCATTGCCGGATCAAAGGACAGCCGCATTACAATATGTTGCAGAAACTTTTAATGTAACCAAAAAATTTGCAGAACTACGATTAAAACAAATAGAAAAAAGAATGTTTGCCTCTCAGCTCAACTACCAATTTACAACCGCTATCGAAGCAGAAAATCAATTCATTAGAGAAATGGGATGCGATTATGTTATCAGAGGACGTCAAGGTTCCGCTCTATATAGCACACAAAAAGGATTACTATCTGTAATTAAATACAAGGAGAATTACTGATGAAAAAACTAATTCCAATTGTAGGCAAAGGGTATACGGAGAACTTCTTTGAAGTAAACATGTCTGATGATGATTTAATGAACCAACTCCACCTAGAGGTTGATGCCAATCATTTTGCCACTATAGCATTTGAATTAAACGATAATGGACTGGCGGAGTGGGGGCTAGAGTTCGGTGACTATCTTCTTTTTTGTTCCTCAGCTGAATCGATCCGAGATAAATTAATTTTAGTGAGATCGGAGGAAAAAGTGATAATCAGACAAGCGCGATGTATCACTCCTGATATCTCGATCCTGAGTACCCCAGGAGATCTTTTTCCTCCACTCACTATTCCATCAGAAAATATAAGAATCATTGCTGTGTTAAGTGGTGTGATTAAACCGTATGAAGGTTTGAATATTGTTAGGGTTGGTGATTTGGTTTAATTTTTTCTTCCTTACTAAATAGGAATCGTTCGTATCCAACATTCAATCTCTTGTACTTCTTCCTGGGGCAATCCTGTTCCCCTATATTCTGTATATATCCCAAGGTTCTGAGTGTTTCGCATAACGATGCTAAATGGCGGAACACTCCCTGATAATGGGATTAACTTAATCGGCATGACATCCGTGGTTGGTTCATTAGATGGATTACTCGGCGGGGAATAACGGAATTCTTTTGCCTCATTTGAATCGTTCGTAAATCTAACGAACATTCTATTCTCTACTGGATCATAACCATACTCGAAATTCATATGGAAATGGTAGATCCCTAACGTATTCTTGACTTTATACTCGACTATGATTTTCTTGCTTCGAACCTCTGGGTAATAGGCTCCAAACACATTGTGAAACGTACGTTTTACCGTTCCTGATTCAATCGCTTTCCCAATGATTTTATAGTTAATATTTTTAGATCCGATTCCAATTGGCGACCTCTTATCGGTAATAGTACCATCTGATCTGTAGATGCAGTTACTAATGGTTACTGAACTGGAGTCCAGTGCAAAAGTATCAATATCAATAACCATATTAGACTTCCCTAGAACAGTATTATTTGTTACAGCCACTTCCTTTGCTCTATAGCTTTGATTGATGTTTCCCGATGTTACTACAAGATGGTTGTTACTTACATTAACACTCGAACGAAACCCAAACTCCAGATTCTCTTCGGGATTAGAAGGGATCCTTTCTCTTAGCAGATTTACACTGTATACATCTGAGTCATTTCCTTTTCTGGTAAAGGAATTATGACTAATGTCAATAAAAGCATCCCTGTAGTCCACGCCGTCTAGAAAGCGAGTGTGACATAGTATCCCTGACATCAAGGCACCAGTTAGTGTATTATTTTTGAAAATAAAATTTCTTGTACGTTGCGAGGAGGCGCTATGACGCAAATCATACACGTCATAGAAATTATTCTCGAAATACCAATCAGACAGCTTTTCAGCTTCGTACAAATAGACGTAATAGACGTGGTTTGCTCTTTGTTTAAACGGTCGAGCCAAGATTTTTCTACGATGAACCTATTATTTTTTATATATCGCACATGTCCGTCTTTCGCTTTTACCAATTCGCAATTTAATCCCTTTAATGAAGAGAAACACATATTATTCTTATTTGTATTACCTTCATATATGACCTCATCTGCGGTTAGATAAGCATCGTATAAATTGACGTTGTGATTTGATTTTAAGCCTTCTACATGATTTCCTGTGTAATGGCACTGCTTTCCTTCTAGTAGAATCAGTGTGTAGTAGTTAAATGATGAATTTGTTAAATAGCAAGAGTCGTCATTAATCAACTCATTATCTCTGCATATGGTTTTAGTCCTTCGCGCTCTAATTTCTTTGTAGTATGTGTTCGTATTGCTGATGTGTAGATCAAAGCATTTCGCCGAGGTAAAATTCCGTATTTTATTTTCGCTAATTTCGCATACCTCGAACGGCATGTTTATAAATTTTAGAAAATCTAAATCTTGATTGAGCAACTGATTTTTATTTATACGAATATTTTTAATACCAATTCCTGAAGGATCTGAAGATGTCCCACTCGTTTCCAAACACCTGATCTTTCTAGTGCAAGTTGTATTGCTAAATGTAAAGTTATCTATATGTCCAGTGCTGTTAAGCCAGAACATGGTTATATTTTCTGCTGTAGCTGTTAAAGCAATACCATCCACTAGTATTTCTTTAGCCTTTTGTACAGTAAACATTGTACCGTCTGATGTAAAGACAAACTCTGCATTATCAGATTGTCCTAATATATTGCAGTAGGAAATTTCTTTTTCTGTTGCTTTTATTGTTGTCGGTATGGAAATATAGTATTTTCCATCAACTAATATTTTTTTCCCTTCTCGGACTGCATCTAATAGTTTTTCGTAATTTGATTCAGCAGCTGCTTGACAATCACTTACCATGTCAAGTAGCGAGCAGCTCCAGCCATGACTGTCTAACAGCTGATTTAGCTTTTCATTAATTCTATCACTTTCACTTTGTTCCAAAACGTCGATATTATTTTTCATCTTTTTCTCCTTTTTTAATAAATAAGGACACCTTATTTGGTGTCCTTGGATTTCTTATTCCTATTTTTTATGGAAATAAACATAGGAACCGGTTTTCTATTTTTGACAATATACTAATTGAATTTTCATTTATTATACTGGTAAAACAATATATTCGTTTGTATCTGTATCTACTGTAATTGTTGAATTTGTCTGATCTGGATGAGTTATCATTCCTGTTCCTTTTTTAGTATGAATCAAGGCATTCACATTGTACCCACCCGTTGAATGATTTCTTAATGCTCTTGAAGCTATCGTTGATGGGCTTAAAGTTCTAATCATGAAAATATTATGATGAGCAATGATCTTAGAATTCTCCGATGCTCTAAATATCCTAATACCAAATTTATCTTTTGCCCTTGAAATGATTTCATTATTCTCTAGAATAATATTTCTCAAATCTCCCTCTCCATGGGTATCCAGATAAATCGCATAAGCACTTTCCGTTCCCTCAGCCCAATAATCTTTGATTGTATTCCCTTTAAAAATAATGGTATGCTGATCTCCTCGAATCGTGATAGGTCTCTGCCCCCCAGTAATCATATTTCCCTCAAATTTAATTTCAAAGGGGGTACTATTCCTACCATTTGGAAGGCTATTATGTGAAATTTTTATAACCTCTTTTTGTGTTCCACCTATGATACGATTATTTTTTACAGTCCCTGTATTTCCTTGGTTAAATACACTAATACCATTCAAAAGCGCTATACCGATATAATTCGCCTCAACAATAAAATCCGTTACCCTTTGAATACATTCATGTCCATTAGTGAATCCCTGAATAGATACATGATCTTTATTATGTTCGAAGTAATTACTCATAACGATAGGAGCTATTGACCCGCATAAACGAATACCATGTTGAGAAGAATTCATGACTTTATTTCCTAGGACTAAACATCTCTCTCCCCTAATAATCTCGATCCCTGATCCTTCAGCCGTATTAAGGATCGTATTATAAAGAAGCTTCGTATTCCTAGAATTCCCCATACTTGAGTAGCCAACTCTAATCCCTGCATCATCAGCATTGTCAATTAAACAATGCTCCACAACAACATCTTCTGAATGATTGATTTTAATTGCATGCCTCTCAGAATCATTTGGATTATCAGGGGAGCATATGTTTTTTATTTGAAGATGACCGATGTACACATCATTCATCCCATCGGAAATCTCTATTCCATGCCTTCCTACTCTTTGCATCTGAATCAAAGTAGATTGTTTTCCCGATCCAATAATTGAACTTCCACCTAATGGACGTAAAGTATCACTGATTCTATATACTCCTTTCTGTAGCCTTACGACTTCACTCCCTACATTTTCTAGTTTTTTTGTTAATGCTGCCGTGTCATCATGACTAACAAAAACACCCATTTCTGTATAAGAAGATTTATGTTCAATAGTAATTTTATTCCCATCTATAGCTGCTATTTTGCTTACTAAATACCTACCATGCTGAACAACTTCGAACCTACTTTTTATCTCTGTTGTTCCAGTGTCAATATACATGGAATCTAGCGACTTCTTTACCCCATTAGTATTCGCAATAAAAAAAACTACGTTGCTATAACTATATTCTTTCGCCGTAGTCCAATTAGTATATTTTTCTTCTCTGATTTCTTGTGCAATATCATGTGGCTGTTTAAGAGTTCCCTCTTGAATTCTTGTAATGGTTGCGGATACACCTGTCCCTACACCATGCAATACTGTTCCCCAACGTTTTCCGGCAACAGTAGCTGTCAAAGTTACTATATCCGTTCCTGCAATTCCTCCGGTTTCCCATCCTTCAAAATACCAAGCCCTAATTTTATCTGCAATTTGAACGGCAGATTCCTCTGCTGTTACTGGGATAATATGCTCTACAGCATTTAGAATCAAATGTATATTACCGCTTATAGTTGCTCCTTCTGTGATCTGTATCTGATTCTTTTCTTTTACCGCTGAAACAGAAACCGTTCTCGTACTTTCATTTGGAAGCTTATACGTAAAGGTTCCAGAATCCTTCGCCTGTTCTTCAATAACGAGAGTAAGAATTTCTCTTGTATTTGCTCCTGCCCCTGCAACATAGATACCTTGTCCCACTTTAAAGTCTTTTATATCCTCCACCAAGATCTGATTACTCCCAGAAGTAATAGTTCCTTTTGTGGTTTCACCACTTCCGCTTAGCTCTTCCTCGTACCCGTCAAGATTGTACATCCTTTGCAGTACATTCGTGTCTGTTTCAGAATATAGTTTCATATTAATACACCTCTCCTTTTAATTTTTTGATTTATATTATTCACTGATGTTCGGCATTACTCTTTTAATCCTTCTCTATTTCTACTCATGATACCCCAAAACGATGTGGACGGCTATGTTTGAAGAACAAGATGTTTTTTGTGCTAATGTGCTAAGCTTAGCATTAATAACAAATCGACTAATTTATTCTGCAATTAATCCAAAGCCTCTCCACTTTCCCGGGCTTCCTGATTCGATACATACCCATCCTATATGACCAAGAGCACTTGGATTAACATTAAAGACAATCTCTCCTCGATGCCAACTACCCGAAGATGGTGTAGTATTTGAAAAAGTAAACGGCTTTCTTGCGACTGTCTGACTCAAGTTTTCCGTAATATATTTTAATCTTTGATTATTTCGAATTTTCGTGGGTGTATTAACAAAATTATTATTATATAGATGGATGTTCGAGTCTGTAACTGCTGAAGTTAACCCTAAGTCAATTGCAATTTCTGAACAGTCGAAATGATTATCCCTAAAAACAGCATAGTTAATCTTATGATTTTTTAGTCCTATCCCTCTGGTACAGTTAACAAATTTGTTGTTTATTATAAATGGACCCTGGATATTTGCTGCTCCAAAGTTTTGAAAGGCTCCATCAGAAGTATAGCTCCCACCATTTTTGATTTCATTTCCTTCAAAATTCATATAATTGCATCTGAAATTTGTAATATTAGCATTTACTATACTATTATTTGCAATTTGTACATGATTGATATCTCTAACAATTAACCCTCCACCATTCGATACATTATTAATAATATAAACGTTCTCTTTACAATGATTATAAATATCACAAAAATGTGTAGGGAGTTCTGCTTTTTCATGTACTTCAAAATGATTGTCTTGAATATAAATATCGGATATATTCCCTATCCCTATAGTGCTTCCTGTCGCTGCGAATAAACGTCTAGCTTTAACATTATTTTTTAACAAGTGTATATTTTTATAACGTGTGCTCGCTGCTCCATTTGCTTGATACATTCTGCAAAAATTATCTGGACCTGTTGCTTGGTTATTTTCAATGAATACGTTCGAGATTCTTTCAACTAAACTAGTATTGCTTTCACAAGCAATGATAGCTTGGTAAGCTATATTTTTACTCAAGCTGTTTTTTTCAATATACACTTTATCGACAGAAATTAAGGTCACACAACCTCTATAACAATTTCTGATCTTATTATTTATTACCTTAATATTCTCCGAATAATAAGGTGTTCCTTGGTGAGTATCACCACCCCTTGCGATACAGATTCCATCACCATAAAAACCATCAATAACACAATTCTCAATGGTTACATTTTGGCACCCGCCTAAAGTGATTGCGTGGCCATGTTCCCTTTCTGTATTAGTACCGTTCCAATCACTTTTAAGGTGTAAACCAGATATTTGAATATTGTTTCCTTGGTAGCTTTTTAGCCAGAAAAGCCTACCATTAAATGTCCCATCATTATTAATTCTAAATATTCTAGGTAGACCTACTCCGATTATTGAGTTTTTTGGAAAAAGAGTTTTGGTAATAATATATTCCCCAAATGGCACAAATAATGGAACTCCAATTGCTAAAGCTTGCTCAAAAGCCTCACTATCATCAGTAACCCCATCCCCTTTCGCCCCAAAATCCTTAACGTTAAGCCCTCTTTCAGCAAGAGTTGTGGTTAAGGTTCTCGGGTTTGTCCCTAATTGTTCCATATCACCTATTCTTGGATCAAAACATATTTCATTTTGCAACATAAAATCCCTACCGCCTTTCTTTTTTATAAATTTTTTATTACATTCTTCATAGATGCTCATCTTTTCTGTGTCGCACTTCATCTTGTAATGTTTTCTGACCATGCAAAAAGCCGTCCAACGATGTGGACGGCTATGTCAGAAAACTGGATGATTTTGTGCTAAGCTTAGTATACTTTATATTTTTTTGTTTTTCACAAATATGGACATATCAGACATTAAGTACATAAAAATCTAAATTTGAAGAAATTTATCACTGATTCGTCAACAATATTATCATTGACACGAATGATCCTAAACGATGCACCTACACCTTGCAACTCTAATATGCAGACTACCGTAACTACTTTTCTTTTTTCAATAAAAGGTAATTACATCTAAAACAACAAAAAAATTTCAATATTCTTTCAAATCGACAAATTCCATATTTCAGGTTACAATGGATATTACTGAGAAATAGATAGGAATAAGTGGTACTTATTATTTATACTTCTCAAAACCCAATAATAATACTACTGTTAAAGGAAGCGGCTCAATTAATTAATAACAGGGGATTCTTCTGAATCCCTTTTTTCTTGGAGGTCAATATGTTAATAGATTTTAATTACACCTTTAGATTAATAGCTTTGTTGATATTTATTATTCTAGCATTCTATTTAAAGAAAAAGAAATCCAAGTCTTTTTCTTATATAGCATTTTTTGGATTATTCTATTTGTATATGATGTTAGTAATTAACTATACACAGTTTCCAATAATAACAGATCTTGATCCTCTTTATCACAGTCTCTCCAATTCAGTTAATTTGGTACCTAATAATCCGTTTACAGATATTAACAGAGCAATAATATTAAATGTACTATTAACCATTCCATTTGGTTTTTTACTTCCATTTTTAAAGAGTGTTAATTTTAAAAAAATTGGAATATATGGAATTGTATTAACTTTATCGATTGAGTCTCTTCAACTTATTGTATACCTATTACTAGGTGCACATAATAGATTCATTGATATTAATGATATTTTTAGCAACTTTATTGGAGTAATTTGTGGATACTTTTTATTTAAAATCTTCTGTGGTTTTGTTATCTCTTCGATAAACAAGTACAATATAGAAACGAATTCCATCCTTGAATTTATTTGTAATGCATCTAAGATTTATGTATCGAACAAGTAAATTCTCAATTGCATTGTTTAAAAGTTCGGTTAGTATATAACTATATCTGATAATCTAATTGAGCAACTTGATCTCTCAGCCCACAATAAGATTAGCCAGTTCTCAATGTACTTATCCATTAATAGAGGGTTGCAAGGCGAAATCAAACTCCCCTATAATTGGATAGGCTACACTTGTGTTTCCATTCCAAAATTGTTGAATGGTGCACCTTGTATATTGACTCCATTTCATTTAATGAATAGTGGTTCTCTAATGTTTTTAATGTCTCGTATTTCTCTTCTGCAGAGTAAGATCTTTTAGACATAACAAAATACTCCCCCAT